ATCGCCGCCCTGCGTGACAGGGCTGCACAGATCACAGACCCTATCAACGACTACCTTCTGGAGGATATCGCCCGGCGCATCTCTGAGGCTGGACAGCTTACCAGCACGGCAAGTTATCAGATCTGGAGGGCACAGCAGCTTGGCGTGAGCCAGCGGGAAATCAAAAAACGGCTGCGAAAACTCCTGAAGGTATCACACTGGGAGCTCCGGCAGCTGCTGACTCAGTCCGCAGAAGTCGGCTATGACTTCGACATCAAGCATCTGCCTTATGTCCAGGCTGTACCGTTCCACAGAAACGAGACACTCCAGCAGATCGTGGCCGCCGCTGTGCAGCTGGCCCAGGAGGACTTCACAAACCTGACCAAGACCCTTGGTATGGTGGACCCGTACGGGAACGCTCTGCCTCTCCAGGACGCCTACCGGAGCTGTACGGACTACGCCTTTAAGCAGGTGATCACCGGTGCGGCGGACTACAACACCGCAATTCGCCGGGCCACCAGGAATCTGGCGGAGAAGGGCGTCCGTGTGATCGAATACGAGTCCGGAGTACATACCTCTCTGGAAGCCGCAGTCCGTCGGAACATCATGGGCGGCCTCGGCCTTATGCAGGAGCAGATCACCCAGATGAACCACGACCAGCTTGGGGCGGACGGCTGGGAGATCTCCGCACATGCCAACAGCGCGCCGGACCATGAGCCTATACAGGGCAAGCAGTACAGTGACGCTGCGTATGAGGCGCTGAACAACTCTCTAGTCCGCCGAATCGGCACGCTGAACTGCGGACACGCCGCGTTTCCGATCATCCTTGGAGTAAGCTCGCCTCAATACACTCCGGAGGAACTGGACAAGTTCCGGGCGGACAACGAGAAGGGCGTCACAGTTGATGGGAAGCACTACACCGGGTACGAGGCTACCCAGATGCAGCGAAAGCTGGAGCGGTCCATGCGCACCCAGAAGCGCCGCATACTGGTTGCGGAGTCTGTGGGTGATAAGGATACGCTTGTCATAGCACAGACCCGCCTGCAAAGGCTGGGGCAGGAATACAAACGATTTTCCAAGGCTGCAGGTCTCCGAACACAGCAGGAGCGGCTGGAGGTGGCTGGGTTTGGGCCGAAGCAGGCGGTGAGAGCCAGAGCGGCGGTTGAAAAATACTCGAAGATACGGTATCATGAAGACGGTACAATCGTTGTTACAGATGACTGGACGCAGCGGGAACACCCACGGATTCCGCAGAGGTATGCTCCGAATGCTGTTGTTGATACCATATCACAGAATGGAAAGCAGCGCGATCGTACGTTCTTTGATGCGAATGGTCGGCAAATCCGGCAGGTGAGCAACGGACCGCACGGGAACAAAAAGCGGCACCCGTATGGAAAGAATGGAGAACACGCCCACGATATCATTTGGAAAGATGGTAAAATCGTGGGTAGACCGCCGCGCGAGATTACCGATGAGGAAAGAAAGGAGAGTGCAGATATCCTTGAAGGCAAGTGATTTAAAAGCATTGATTGATAGTTTGACACAAGATATTGACTTTGAATATCGCGGAAAGCAGGGGTCTATCTGCCCTTTCAGCCAGACCGATATTTCGCTTACTTACGACGGAAAAGAAGTGACGGTCAATTCTGTAGATGCAGCCATGGAAAATCCTTTTATCTATGGACGAACTCTTTCGGAAATCTGCGAGGAATTGATATTATGACAGAACAGACTATTAAGGCCATCGAGTCCATCCTGGCCAAAGACGACAGGGTCGAGCTCATCCCTATGCCGGGCGGAAAGGTGAAAGTGGTCCGCATTCGGCGGGACCCGGTTAAAATTTGATAGGATACCTCGCCCTAAGTGGTGGGCGGGAAGAGCTGAGTGGAGCTGAGTTGTTGCAGATTTTGCAATGGCTTGGCTCCTTTTTTGTTGATTACAGGCACGGCCTGTTGTCATACCATACTTGCCCTGGCCCGGCGTAAAACCGGCCGACCGCAGGGGACGCCACCCCCGTCACCAAAGCGTAGCGGAGAAAGGACCAACATGAAGAGAGAGTTTTTGCAGAACTTCAAGGTGGGCGACCAGCCCATTCCCAAAGAGATCATCGACGCGATCATGGCCGAGAACGGTCGGGACATCGAGGAGACCAAGAAGCCGTTTGCGGACTACGAGTCCATCAAGGAACAGCTCCAGACCGCCAAGGATGGCCTGAAAGCATTCGAGGGCGTGGATGTGGCCAAGCTCCAGGGTGAGATTTCCGCCCTGAATACTCAGCTCTCCGATAAGGATAAGGAGTGGCAGGGCAAGCTGGACGAAATGAAGTTCAACGGCGTCCTGAAGGACGCTATCACCGCCGCCAAGGGCCGTAACGCCGCAGCCATCATTGGCGCGCTTGGCGCCGAGAAGGTTGCGTCCCTAAAAGCCAGCAAAGACCAGACCACCGACATCAAGTCCGCCCTGGATGGCCTGAAGAAGGAGAGCGGCTACCTGTTCGACGATGGGCAGATCCCTCCTCCTTACGCCCCTGGAACCGGAACTCAGCCCCCTGCGCCCAGCGGAAATTTCAACTTCGGTTTCACTGGTATCCGCCCTCATGGGACCGAAAATAAGTAAAATTTTGTAAAGGAGATTTGAATTATGGCAGTACTGAACTACGCAAAGGCTTACGCTCAGGCCTTGGCCCAGGCGTATCCCTACGTCCTGCACTTCGCCGCCCTGCGCAGCACCGAGAATGACTCCCGGTACCGCTGGACCGGCGCGAAGACTATCGAGATCCCCAGCCTGACCACCACCGGCCGCGTGGACGGCGACCGAGACACCATCGGCACCGCAAAGCGCAACTTCAACAACGCCTGGGAGCCCAAGACTCTGACGAACCACCGCAAGTGGTCCACTCTGGTCCATCCCCTGGATATCGACGAGACCAACCAGGTCGCATCCATCCAGAACATCACCAAGGTGTTCAACGAGGAGCAGAAGTTCCCCGAGATGGACGCATATCTGATTTCCAAGCTGTACACCGATTGGGCGGCCGCCGGCGGCACCGCCGATTCCACCGTCTTGACCGTTGACAACATCCTGAGCAAGTTCGACAGCTACATGGTGGACATGGATGAGGCCAACGTCCCTAAGGTTGGCCGAATCCTGTACACCACTCCCACCATCAAGTCCGTGCTCCAGAACGCCAAGGAACTGGCGCGGTCCATCAAGAATGGCGAGGCCAGCATTCAGCGCGCGGTAACCTCCCTGGATGAGGTAAAGATCGAGGATGTGCCTTCCACGCTGATGAAGACCGTATACGACTTTACCGAGGGCTGGAAGGCCGGCGTCAGCGCGAAGCAGATCAACATGGCGCTGGTTCATCCCTCCGCGGTCATCACCCCCGAGAAGTATTCCTTCGCCCAGCTGGATGCCCCCAGCGCCGGCTCCGAGGGCAAGTGGGTCTACTTCGAGGAGAGCTATGATGACGTGTTCCTGCTGAACAAGCGGAAGGACGCTATCATGTTCAACGTGGCAACCTGACGGAGGTGACCAAGCATGAAGATCGTACAAAGAGGAAATAAGCAGCTCCGGGTGTCCGATGACCGCCTGGATGATATGCTGAAGGCCGGTTACTCTGAGATCGACCAGAAAACCGGGAAGCCCATTGAGGTGGATTCTCCGGAGGCCAAGACTGAAAAAGCCTTGAAGAAGGAGAATGCCGCGCTGAAGAAGGAAAACGAGGCCCTGAAGCAGCAGGTCTCCGACCTGACCGAAAGACTCAAGGTTGCCACCCAGTCAGAGTAACAGAAAGGAGCCGCTATGGTAAGCTATGAATTTTACATGGGCCGGTATCATGGCGGCTCCATTTCCGAGCAGGAGTGGCCGATCTATGAGGCCCGTGCCGCCGCTCAGTTGGCACGGTACAAGCGCATTTACAGCGTAAGCGCCCTTGAGGCCGATGCAGAGGACCAAGCCGTCTGCTCCATGGCGGATGCCATGTACAGCTTTGACCTGATCGCAAACGGAGAGGGAGGGGCGGTGCAGTCTGCTTCCATCGGATCCGTGTCCACCAGTTACGCAAACGCCGGAGGATCCATCGACGTCAGCTCTGAGAGCCAGGCCAAGGATCTGTACCGCTGTGCCAGCTTGTACCTGGATATCTACCGGGGGGTGGGATGATGCTGAGGATCAAGCGGAGAGCTTGCCCGGTTGACTACTCCCTGTGCAACCAGACTGTGACCATCTACCACTGGGACGGTGAAAAGACATACACCAGGAAGGTGATCAAGGACGGTGCGTTTCTTGACTTCAAGAAGACCCAGAACGTGGACAAGACCGGCAGCAAGGAGGTCAACTCCTTCCTGCTGGTCATCCCGGGGCCTGTTGTCCTTGTCGCAGTTGGAGATAAGGTCATACTTGGCGATGGACCGGAAATCACCACACGCGAGGCATGGTCCAGCTTTATCCCATCCAAGGTGCCCGGGCTGGTCGTTGTGAAGTATGTGGATCCGAAGTATTGGCATGGATCCGTGGTGCATACGGAGGCGGGCGGATGATTGTAAAGACTGAGCTAAAGGTTGATACAAAGCCCGTAGAGGCAATCCTTGCGAAAAAGGGATTAAACATCACCGGAGATGTCCAACAGTTCCACACCGCTAATGTCTTGCGGCGTATTGTGAAGTACATGCCGTACCGCACAGGCGCCACAATCAAGATTATGCAAGCTCAGTCCACGGTAGATAAACCGTATATCAACCTCGCCACACCGTACGCCCGTTACATCCATGAAGGAAAAGTAATGGTCAATGCTGAGACCGGGAGCGGTCCTCCCGTCATCCCAAACGTTGGCCCCCGTTGGCGGCGCGGGACTAAGCTCAAGGCGACAGACCGCCCGCTGACATACACCAAAACGAAGAACCCGGAAGCGGGACCGCACTGGGGCGAGCGGCTCATGGCGGTGGAGGACGCCGCGATGCTGCAAGACCTGAAAGACTACGTACAAGGGATGGAGTAAAGTGAATACGCTTGTTACCCTCCGCGAGTGGCTCAAGACATACCCTGATTTCGATATCCTCGATAATTTTCAGGTGGACTATACGGACAAGCTCCCCGGCTCTGCTGGTGTGTTCCCGGATGGTCTTGTGGAGATTAAGCGGAGTAAGGACATTATGGGCAATGTCACCGTCACCAATCAGTGCAATTTTGGCCTGTACTGCGTCTTCGCGAAATCCCCCGGCGATGACGTCGGCGCGTCTGTCAATGCTGACTGGGTCGCCGATTTCCAGCAATGGGTGCAAGAGCAGTCAGTGCAGAGGCTTGCACCTACATTTGGAGACGACAAGAACCGGGAGCACATCACCGCACAAAACGGCGTTCTGTACGCCGCAGACGAGGAGGGCACCGCCGTCTATATGGTACGGCTCTCCGTGCAGTACATCAAGAAATACAAGAAGGGAGAAATGAGAAATGCCTGATATGACGTTTAATACGGCGGAAGGTCAGACCATCCAGCGTGAGCTGCTGATTGCCTGCCTGAACACCGGAACCGCGTCCGAACCCGTCTGGAGCCCCTTTGGCGCCCGCGTGGAGGACAGCTCCATGGAGTATGACTGGAGCGACGAGAGTAAGCAGGACATCCTCGGCAAGACCCGCAACACCATGCGTAAGCCCAAGATTACCCAGAGCTTTGACCCCAGCGAGCTTGACAAAGGTGAGCCCGCTCTGACCAAAATTTGGAATCTCGCCGTCAAGGAACAGGACGCCTCCGCGCTGGCTGCTCAAGACCTGCTGGTGGTCCATGCGTACGTCGGCACCGCCAATACTGCCGTGTTTGCTGAGCGGTACGACGCCTCCATGGTCAAGCCCACCGGACTTGGCGGCAGCTCCGTCATTGAGATGCCCATTGAGGTCACCTACGGCGGCAACCGCACCACCGGAACCGCCGCAATCTCCGCGACCGGAGAAATCACCTTTACCGCTGACTGACGTATGACATAAAAGGAGGACCACACCATGCAGGAACTCAATTTTGCGACTGGTCGCGTTAAATACAAGGTCAACGGCGGCGCCGTCATCGAGTTTAACCCGACGGATACGGAATTCTCCCGGCGGGTTCTGGACATTTTCCGGGACCTCGCCGGGAAGCAGGAAGCATACGCCGCAGCGCTGACCGCTGACGAGCCGGACATGGAGGCAGCGCTGGGCGACCCGGAGGCCGCGAAGCAGGCCGTTGCACAGGCCGATGCCGTGCTGGATACCGTTGCTCAGATGGACAAGGACATGCGGGCGGCTATCGATGCAGCCTTTGAACAGGCCGGGACCGCTGATGCGGTATTTGGCACCGCGAGCCTGTACGCCTATGCTGACGGTCTGCCTCTGTGGGCTAACTTCTTGATGGCGGTGATTGATGAGATGCCCGCGAGCGCAGAGAAGCAGGCAAAGCTCACCGACCCGCGCCTGCGGAAGTATGTCGGCAAGTACAGCGCTAAATATCATAAGTAATCATGGAGGGCGGCATGGAGTACGGTCTACCTACACAAATGGAAATCGGCGGTGTTATGTATGACATCCGAAGTGACTTCCGGGTGATACTGGACATCCACGCCGCCCTCAATGACCCTGATTTGGAGCCGGATGTGCGGGCATACGAGGTGCTGCACATCTTCTACACGGACGCTGACGCAATCCCTGACGAGGAACAGCAAGAGGCAGTAGACAAGTGCCTCACCTTCTTACAAGGAGGTCACCAGCAGCCCAGAACAGGCCGCAAAGAACCCCGGCTGATTGATTGGGAGAAAGACTACCCTCTCATCGTCGGACCAGTTAACCGCGTGCTGGGGAAGGAAGTCCGCGCACTGGACTATATGCACTGGTGGACGTTTTTGGACGCCTACTATGAAATCGGTGATTGTCTTTTCGCGCAAATCGTTTCCATACGCGACAAAATCAGTAAAGGCAAGACACTTGACAAAACTGACCGTGAATTTTACAGGAAAAACAAAGACCTGATTGATATAAAACAGGCGGTAAGCCATGAGGAGCAGGCGACCCTGAACGCATGGCTGCACCCCGCAAAGAAAGGAGGCTTAGACGATGCCGAACGCTGACGGATATATCACTTATAGCACTAAGCTGGACAATAGCGAATTGGTAAAGGACATCCAGAACACCAAAAAGACCATCGCAATCCTCCAGAAGGAAATTGAAAAGACGGCACAAAAGCGCGTGCCTCTGGATGACAGCGTGAAGTCTCTCGGCGCTCAGTTGGACGCAGCAAAGGCGAAGCTGGCGGCATTGAACGCCGAAAAGGAAAAGTATCTCACCGCAAAGGCAGGATACAACATCAACGACCCGGCAAGCATTGCGGCGGCTACTGAGGCCAACGCCGGACTTGTAGGCATGGATGCCCGTATCGCAGCAGCAGAGGCAGAGGCCGCAAAGTTGCAGGCTAAATTTGACAAGTCCGCTACTGCTCTTGAGAGCATGGACGCAAAGACCGCCACATTGAACCAGAACCTCGCAAGCAGCAAGGCGCAGGCCGCAGGACTGGAGCGGCAGCTCGCAAAGGCTCAGAGCCTCGCACCTCTTACTGATGCGGTAGGCGCTGCGGAGGCTCGCGTCATGAAGTTCGGCAAGCGCATCGGGACAATGTTCCGCAAGGTGTTTATGTTTAGCGTGCTGTTGGCTGGGCTCCGTGCCGTGCGGTCGTGGTTCTCCGATATCATCAAGACCAACGACGAGGCCGTGGCAGCCATGGGACGGCTCAAGGGCGCAGTGCTGACAATGGCGCAGCCAATCGTTGATGTGGCTATCCCCGCATTTATCAAGCTCGTAAACGTCCTAACGCAGGTCGTGCAGGTACTCGCCAATGCTATGAGCTTGCTGTTTGGTCGCAACGTCAAGGACAGCGCCGCAGCGGCTAAGGCCCTGAACAAAGAGAAGCAGGCAATCAAGGGTGTAGGCTCCGCAGCTAAGAAAGCGGCTGGATTCCTCGCGTCGTTTGACGAGATCAATCGAGTGCAGGACACCGACACGTCCGGCGGCGGCGCCTCCACTTCCGGCGTTGAAGCCGATTTCAGTGGATTTAACGGCGCCATGGTGCAGAGTGAGCTGGACAAGCTCACCGCAATTTTGGGCGGCGCTCTGTTCGCCGTTGGCGCTATCCTGGCGTTCTCCGGCGTCAATATCCCGCTCGGCATCACACTTATGGCACTGGGCGCCGCTATCCTGTATAAGGAAGCGGAGCAGAATTGGGATAAACTGCCGCAGCAGTTGCAGACCGCAATTTCCGGCGCTCTTGTGCTTGTCGGTATGGTCGCGCTCGTTGTCGGACTGTGCCTCGCCCTGTCTGGTACTAATATCCCGCTCGGCCTCGGTCTCGTTGCTATCGGCGCCGCATCCATCGCGGCTGCCGCCGCCCTGAATTGGGACGAGATGGGCAACACCGTGGCACAAAAACTCGCGCAGATTGGGACCATCATTGGTCCGTGTATTGCCGTCGTTGGCGTGTTTCTGCTGCTGACCGGAAACTTCCCGCTGGGTATTGCAATGATTATTACGGGCGCCGCTATTTTCGGCGTAAGCGAAGCCGTTTTGAATTGGGACGCGCTGGGTAGCACCATCACGGAAAAGCTCGGCAATATCGCCTCCATTGTAGGCGGCGTTCTCGCTGCTCTGGGCGTTATCCTGATGTTTACAGGCGTTGCGTTCGGCATCGGACTCGCTATGGTCATTGCTGGTTCTGCACTGCTCATTGGCGGCAGTATTGCCGCGCAGTGGGACAACGTACCTAATACGGTGCGCGACAAGATGGCGCTAATTCTCAAAGTAATCGGCGGTTTCCTGGTTGTCCTCGGCGTCATCCTGCTATTTACGGGTGTTGGCGTACCGCTCGGGCTCGGCCTTGTCCTCGCCGGAGCTGGTCTGCTCGGGGCATCCGCAGTAGCCGCTAACTGGGATTTCATGACGAACAAGGTTAAAGGCTGCTGGGAGAGCATCAAGCGGTACTATAACAGTAACATCAAGAAATACCTGTCCATTGACTACTGGGAGGGCAAGGCATCCGACATCATCACCGGACTGTGCAACGGTATCCGCAACGGATTTACCAAGCTGAAAACCGCTGTGTCTGATACCATCAACAGCGCGTGGAACAAGGTAAAGAGCACATTTAGCGGAAGCAGCTCCAGCTCTGGAAGCACAAGGGCGACCGTATCCGCGCAGGCTACGTCCGCCCGTATCTATTCCGCCGACGTGCCGGAGCTCGCAAGAGGCGCTGTCATCCCGCCCAACCGCGAATTCATGGCGGTCCTTGGAGACCAGCGCAGCGGCTACAACATCGAGGCACCAGAGGAACTGATCAGGAAGATCGTCCGGGAGGAGGCCGGCGGGAACGACCAGACCCTGCCCCTGCTCCGGGCCATCCTGGATGCTGTCAGGGATGGCAAGGTGATGATGCTTGAACAGGACGTCTTTGCCAGACTGGTTTACAACGCCAACAAATCGGAGTCCAACCGTGTAGGCCCGAGCTTGACCGTCCGGTAAGGAGGAACGATGAATTACTGCAAGATCAACGGACAAGCTTTCGATGTGTCCGTGTCCATCTCCGACTATGATGAGAGCTTCAACGTCCTGGACGGCAACAATGCAGGTCGCGTCATGACCGGCCGCATGGTCCGGGACATCATCGGCACCTACATCGGCCACAAGATCACTTTTTTCAACAACGGCAACGTCACAGCATTTGACGACCTGTGGGACTACCTGGTGGCCCACTCTGTGGATGACAGCGTGATGCTGGAGGCGGCGGACGGGCAAACCTCTATTTCCTACGAGGCTTATTACACCTCCGGAACCCGGCGGCTGAAACGTGCATCCAGCGGCGTCAACTTCTGGGACGAACTGGAGATCAACTTCATTCCCATGGAAGCGCAGGTGACACCGTGAGCAAGACGAAGATCATCTACAAGGACGTGGCTGTAGGAGCAGCGGAGGACGCCTCCGTATCCGCTTCCGGCGCCATGGCTGGTTCCGTCCCATCCAAGCTTCCAGATGGCGTGTCGCCGCCGCCGATCATCACCCTTGAGAGGAACGCCTGGAGGCTTAACGGGCGCTATCGGGCACGGGGCAGCCATACGCTGGCCTTCTGGTCCAGCACACTGAGTGGGGAGGACTGCATGTTTCAAGCCTCGCCCGTCATAACCATCGACTTCGACCAGCAGTATTCTTCCACCGGGATCACCCTGTTCTTCGACACGGCGACCGGAGACCACTGCGCCCTGGTCAATGTCAAATGGTACCAGGGGACAAGCCTCAAGGCGGATGTGGACTTTGAGCCGGATTCCGCAGAGTATTTCTGCCGGCAGACCGTCACCAGCTACAACCGGGTGGTCGTCACATTGAAAAAGACTTCCCTGCCATACCGCCGGGCGAAGCTGGATCGGATCATGTTTGGCGTCCACCGCAGCTTCGGCATGACGGAGATCCGCAATGCATCCATTATCAGTGACATGGACCTCCTGTCTGCCGAGCTGCCTGTCTCAACTTCGAAATGGACCCTGGACAGCCAGGAGGACGTGGAGTACATGTTCCAATTCAAGCAGCCGGTGGAGACCTGGAACGACGACGCACTGATCTGCGTTCACTACATCAACAATTCCAAGCGGACTGCCGGTGGCCTGTACGATGTCAGCTGCCACGACGCCTTCGGCGTTTTGGACGAGACGCCTTTCCCGGGCGGCGTATACAGCGGAAAGTCGGCCAAGGCCTTGCTGGAGGAGATCCTGGGCGGAGATTTTATCCTGGACTGCCAAGCGGAAGATACTGCGCTCACCGGGGTCATCCGGTCCGGGACCAAGCGGGGAGCCGTTCAGCAGGTCCTTTTCGCCTGGGGCGTGTGCGCCTCTACATTTGGAACAGAGAAGATACGGGTATTCTCACCCAGCTCCGCTCCGACGGAGATCGGGCGGGACAGAACCTTCCCTGGCGCGTCCGTTGACACGGCGGCCATCGTGACAAAAGTGACGGTCACCGCCCACACCTATGTCCAGGACAGCAACGGCGGCGTGGAGATCGACGGAGTCAAGTATAAGGACACCGAGACGGTCTACACCGTGGTCAACCCAAATGTAACGGCCGCAGACAAGCAGAACGTGGTGGAGGTTACCGGAGCCACCCTGGTATCCACCTCCATCGGACAGTCCGTTGCGCAGCGGGTATATGACTATTACGCCCGCCGGAGCACCCATAAGGCCAAGATCGTCTGGAGAGGGGATCGCCTTGGCGACTGCGTGACTGTCCCAAATTCCTGGGGTGGTACAGTCACCGGGAACCTTACCCGGATGGAAGTAAGCCTGTCCAATACCGTGGTTGCCAACTGCGAGACGGTAGGGGTGTAACACGTGAGGAGGACGAATAAATGGCAGATATTAACAAGACAAGATCGCAGGTAGCCACTATCCTGCTGAACGCAGAATCCATGTGCAAGAGCGGAGGTACGGCAGGGCAAGTCCTGGTAAAAGCGTCCGGTTCTGATTTTGATGTAAAGTGGGTAACGCCCTCTTCCGGTAGCGGTGACGGAGGCGGCGGTGAAAGTGACGTTTTTTACGCCGTCTACGGAACGACCACCAATGCTGCAATCCTGGCGGCGTATGAGGCGGGGAAAGCCGTGTACATGAAAAAAGATGGAGATAAAGGCGTGTACCCGCTGATTGCGATTTCCGGGGACATCTATGCTCGTTTCGGCTGTGTTATATATAGCCTTAATTTCAAAAGATATATGTGCTGGGCGGACGAATGGAGAGAAGATGAATCCTCCCTGCTGGCAGAAACGCCCGTATCCACCGCCGTGACGCTTTCGGCCTCCGGATGGAATTCCTCCTCCAAGACCCAGACGGTAACGGTATCCGGGGTGCTGGCGGATGAGACAAAGCAGCTTATCACACCCACTCCGGCACTGGTTTCCCAGATAGCCTATTACGGGGCCGGTATCAGGTGTACGAACCAAGCGGCGGACAGCCTGACCTTCACGGCTGAGACAGTCCCAACCGAAGATTTGACCATATATGTAACCATTCAGGAGGTGAGTGTGCCATGATCCAGAATCCTGTTTTGATTGGAAGCGGGAAAAGCCCGGTCCTGCAAGAGAAGTCTGTAGCGCCCGCCGAGTCCGCCCAGAACGTGACGCCGGACAGCGGGTATGACGGGTTGAGCAAGGTAACAGTCGAGGCCATCCAGACGGAAAGCAAGACGGTCACAGCCAATGGGACCGTTACGCCATCGACTGGAAAATACCTGAAACAGGTCACTGTGAATGTGCCGACGAGTGACCTTGATACCAGTGACGCAACAGCGACCGCTGGACAAATTCTAAAGGGCGAAACTGCCTATGTGAAAGGTGAAAAAGTAACAGGAACGATCGAATATTATCCAAATGGTTCTAATACTTCATATGGTTATATGACTGACGGGGCAGAGAATGTAAGCGTAGCAACGATTCAATCAAAAAAATTTCTCAATATTAAATCATCTACTATTGTAAATCCGGTAGCATTTTTGGCAGATTCTAAAGTTTCGTGTGGAACGTTGCTTTCTAATTTAGGAGATGCTGCAGCTTCGGATGTTGCGGAGGGTAAAACCTTTACTTCCTCTGCTGGGTTGAAGGTCACTGGTACAGCTAAAGCCAGCACCCCAACACTCCAGTCAAAGACTGCAACTCCTTCAACCTCCCAGCAGATAATCACTCCTGATAGTGGCTATGATGGTCTGTCCAGCGTGACGGTGGAAGGTGACGCCAACCTGGTGCCCGGAAATATCAAGAGCGGCGTGTCCATCTTCGGGGTAAC